AGGTAAACCATTACCTCACAGACCCTGATGCGTTCTTTATCATGACTGACGCGCCTAACGGCATGAAGATGTTTAACCGTGTAGGGATCAAAACTGGTTTTGAAGGCGACTTCGACACCGGCAATGTTCGTTACAAGGCTCGTGAGCGCTACAGCTTTGGCTTCAGCGACCCACGTGGCATCTTCGGATCGCCGGGCACTCCATAACGGAGTGGTAGGAACTAGAAAGGGGGCTTCGGCCCCCTTTCTTTTGTTTCGGATTTAGTGTTAGATTTAAATTGCAGTATCCCTTGAGAAGTTGGCCCGTCCCCACAGACGGGCCTTTTTTATTTGTGCGTTACGCAAATAAGTGTTATATAATCCAGTATACCGGACTCATTCGGTGTATCTGACAGTTCCGGCTGACGACATGCAGACAGATGCACCCCAAATTAACTCGCATGTGAGGTTCTCCTAATGGCTACAACTACTTTTTCAGGCCCTATTAAAGCCGGAACTATCAAAGACACTATAGGCACTACAGTTGGCACAAACGTCGCCAATACTGGTTTTGTAACAATGGCCCAGTCTATTATCGTAGATATTACAGGTGCCAGTGCTTTAAACCAAAGAGTTGCCATAGTCCCTGCAAACTCTCAAATAATTGACGTTATCTTAAACGTCACCACTGCTAATACTGACACGGGTGCGGCTACCGTATCGGTAGGCACCGCCGCAGATGCCAATGCTTTTCTGGACGTGGTAAATGTCAAAGCTTTGGGTACAACTCACGGCACATTGGACACAGAAGCCACTAATGTTGGCACTACTGACCTAGAGGTTCTTGCGGATTTCACCGGGGCTAATGGTGATGGCACGGGCGCCGGAACGGTTACTGTTATGTATCTCCAAAACAACAACCTATCCTAAGTTTCTCATTTAATAGGAGTAACTTATGAGCGCAAGCAATATTGAGCTAGTAACCAAAATACCTGCGGGCGGAAACGCTATCAGTGTGGCAGGTATATCTGGTCGAACTCGTCTATACGGCATTTACTACACCTGTACTGCTACCGCTTCTTCTTTTGAAATTAGAAACGGTGCTGCGGACACGGCAACCTCTTTGATTACTATTCATACCCCTGCAGCAGCCGGACAGTATGAGATAGATATCCCAGACGGCGGAGCCTTGTTTGATTCAGGTGCTTTTATTGACGCAACCGATGTCCAGATAACCAGTGTGACCTTGGTATACGCGGGCGGAGTGGCGGCCTAATGGCCTCCACAAAGTCAGTTAAACGCACGCCCTCTGGGCGTGTAGCTTATCGAGGCGAGACTTTTTCAGGTTACAACAAGCCTAAAAGAACCTCAGGAGGCAGCAAGAAGTTTGCTGTCTTAGCCAAGAAAGGCGACGACGTAAAACTGGTTAGGTTTGGCGATCCGAATATGACGATCAAAAAATCTATACCAGAGCGGCGAGCTAGTTTTAGAGCGCGCCACAACTGCGACACTGCAAAAGATAAATTTTCGGCACGATACTGGAGCTGTAAAAAATGGTAGCTAAAAAAGGTTTATATGCGAATATCGCGGCCAAAAAAGCGCGTATAGCCGCAGGGTCTGGGGAAAAAATGCGAAAGGTTGGCAGTAAAGGGGCACCTACTGCAGGCGCTTTTAAGCAAGCCGCTAAAACTGCCAAGCCCGTAGCAAAAAAAGCAGGTGGAATAGTCAAGAAGGGCTTACACCGCATGCCGGATGGCACGATTATGAAAAATTCGGCCCATAAGGGCCGTACAACCAAACGAGGTAAGTAACATGGCCGGACGTGGAATGGGTGCCGCTACCAGAGGCGGAGGATGCGTAGGAACAGGTCCTAGAAATAAGGTTCAATCTAAGCCTAGCCGTAAGGTGGGCGACCCCGTCATGATGAACAAGGGCGGAGATGTCAAAAAGAAGGGCTTCCCTGACATGAACAAAGACGGCAAAGTGACTAAAGCCGACGTTCTTATGGGCCGTGGTGTCAAAAAGAAAATGGGCGGCGGGATGATGTATAAGTAATGGCTACTTCAGGAACAACAGACTTTAATTTATCGATTGACGACCTCGTAGAAGAGGCGTTCGAGCGTTGTGGCATGCAGATGACTGCAGGCTATCAGCTAAACTCGGCTCGTCGGTCCTTGAATTTGTTGTTTTTGGACTGGGCAAACAGAGGCTTAAACCTTTGGACCATTGAGCAAGCTACTAAAGCACTGGTTCAAGGGGACTCTGTGGTTGACCTGCCCACGGACACGGTAAACGTGTTGACTGCGGTTATTCGTCAAACCACTAATGGTCAGCAGCAAGACATAAGCATAGAGCGTATTGGCCGAGAGGAATACCTTAACGTGCCAAATAAGCTTACGCAGGCAAGGCCATCTCAGATATACATCGAGCGCACAAGTGCTCCCAAGGCGTACTTGTATCCTGCTGCGGACAAGGCGTATACGTTGGTTTATTACCGCATACGCCGCATGGACGATGCCGGAACTTACACCAATACATCGGATGTAAATTTCAGGTTTCTCCCTTGTTTAGCTTCAGGCCTCGCCTACATGCTGTCTTTAAAATATTCCCCAGATAGGACCGCCGCCTTGCAGCAAATGTACGAGCAAGATTTTACTCGAGCGGCACAGGAAGATAGAGATACGGCCAGTACTCGTATATTGCCTGACGTAGGGTCTTAGAGATGTCTCAGGCTTCAGGTAAGTTTTCGTATGGTCTCTGCGATTATTGCGGGCAGCGTTATCCTTATCAGACCCTGAGGAAAAATTGGAAGGGGTTTATGGTGTGCCCTGAGGACTATGAGCCAAAAGAGCCTCAGTTGACCCCGTTAAACCATAGAGGCGATGCGATTGCTCTTGAGAATCCTCGTCCAGACAGAACAGAGCCGCTGAGCGTGTTTGTAAATAACGCGGGTGGCGATACGCCTTTTGAGACAGTGCCGAGTTCGATGCAGCCTGCCCCCGCTGCGATTGCAGTTGAAGGCGTAGGTACACTTGGAACAGTTACGGTGGTAATTACATGACCTATGATGAGTTAGTAACAAACATTCGTAATTACACCGAGGTTGACTCAAACGTCTTTCCTAATTCGGTTATAGACACGTTTATTACGATGGCCGAAAACAGAATCCTCCGTGATATTGACTTGGATGTGTTTAAGCTAGAAGCCACTGCCAACATGACCGCAGGCAATCGTTTCCTAGTGGCGCCTAGCGACATCCTTACCCACCGTTACATCATGGCAACATTGAATGGGGACCAGACTTTTTTAGAGTTCAGGGACACGTCCTTCATGAAGGAGTACTGGCCTGATTCTACGGTAACGGGAACACCCAAATACTATTCTGTATGGAACCAGAACACGTTCTATATTGCGCCGACACCCGACGCTAATTACGAAGTTCAGTTAGGATACATATATAAGCCGCAGCAGTTGTCGTCTACAAATACGACAACGTGGGTAAGCACTGACGCACCCGAAGCGCTTCTATATGCGTGCTTGATTCAAGCATACAGCTACACTAAAGGTCCGCTCGAAATGCTGAAATATTTTGAAGACAGCTACAAGCAGGCTATACAAGGTCTCGGCATCGAGCAGCAAGGTCGCCGCCGTCGTGATGAGTTTAGAGATGGCATGATTAGGTTGCCAATTAAATCGGAATCACCCGGCCCGTAACATTAAATAGAGGAAAGTAAAATGGCTATTTCACAAGCTATGGCTACATCGTTCAAAGTTCAAATCCTTGGTGGAGACTTTGATTTTGCTTCGGGCACGTCACAGGTCTTTAAACTGGCTCTGTACACGTCTTCAGCTACGCTAGGCGCAACTACTACTGCGTATTCCGCCACTAACGAAGTCTCAGGCACAGGCTACAGTGCGGGCGGCGGCACGCTGACTATCTCAGCAAACCCTGCTTCGACCGGCACTACGGCGTTCTTGGACTTTGCCGATCTGACTTTCTCTACTGCAACTATTACTGCTCGTGGCGCTTTGATCTACTTGGCGAACGGCGGCACTAACCCTGCGGTAGCGGTACTAGACTTTGGTTCGGATAAAACCTCAACTGCGGGCGACTTTACTATTGTCTTCCCTGCTGCTGATGCGAGCAACGCGATCATTCGTATCGCTTAAGGTACTTAGATGGCTGACGTTATTGTCCCCATAACCGGATGGGGCTACAGCACTTGGGGCACGGGAGCATGGGACGAAAGCCCAGTCGCTCCTTTTGCTACAGGGGCCGTGGGTTCGGTAACGGTAGCCGCTGATGCAGTAGTTAACATTACTGGCGTAGTAGGAACGACCGCTCTAGGCACTGCTGAAGCTGTAATTAGCCAAAGCGTTGTTGTTACAGGCCTTAGCGCTACAGGTGAAGTTGGTTACACTCGTTGGGACATTACCGTCGATTTGGGCGGTTGGGGTCGCGGAGTCTGGGGCCAAGGTAACTGGGGCCAATCTTTAGGGGTTGCAGCCACAGGCGCAGTAGGCTCGGTTACAGTCCAAGAAGGCGTGGGAGTATATCTCACTGGTGTACAAGCCGCTGTTAGTCTGGGCAATATTGCCGTCAACGCCGATGGAGGGATAAACGCTCTCGGCAATGCAGCTACGGGTGAGATAGGCACAGCAACTGTAGTCGGAGATGCGATCTTCTCTGTTACTGGGGTTGCAGGCACAACGGCTTTAGGCAGTGCAAACGTCCAAGGCAGCGTAATTGTTAGTCTTACAGGCGTAGCCGCAACCGCTACAGCGGGCAACGTATCAATAGTCGGGGATTCCTCCCTCAATGCGAGCGGCCTACAAGCCACGGCTACACTTGGCACTATTACGGTTCTGCTCCAACAGAACGTTAGCGTTACAGGCGTTGAAGGCACCACAGCGTTAGGCGAGACCGAAGAAACAGGCTCTGCCGTAGTTAACGCCATTGGCGTGCAGGCCACGGGTGAAGTAGGAACGGTATTAGTCTGGAGCCAGATAGTCCCTAACCCCGGCACTGCATGGACAAACGTTCCCGTTAGCCAAACACCGAATTGGAAGGAAATAGCAGCATGAAAACAGTAAATGAAGCGGTAACATTAGACGACGCAATAGACCCAAAACACGAAATTGAAGTGGTATGCGGTAAATGTGGCTACGATCTTGACGAAGCGGAGCTAACTGCCGATACTTGTGCTGACTGCGGTGAGACACTAAATTTGCGTCAAAATACAACAATTTATGCGACCACAATCCCTGCTGCCGGTGGCAGCACATTAAACTAGTCACTGGAGGCCCTAATGGCTACTTATGTAAACAATTTACGACTTAAAGAAATCGCCACAGGCGATGAAAGTGGCACTTGGGGCACCAGTACTAACACTAACCTTGAGCTAATCACTGACGGTTTTAGCTACGGCACGAAACAGATGTCTGCTGATGCCAACGAAACCTTCACTATGCCTGATGCCACGGCAGACGCGACTCGCGGGTTTTATTTAAAGATTACTTCGGCGGGTTCTCTTACGGCTACTCGTGAGGTGACGCTTGGTCCAAACACTGTCTCTAAAGTGTGGTTGA